CATCTGTTTCTTGTCTTGGACTCATTTCAAATGGGATATCTCCATCTTTAATTTGTGGCAATCCAAGTTTCTCTCTTGCTTCATTTGGCATCATTACTTGGGTTTTAACATACCGTTCAAGAATTTGAGACTGAGCAATTTCATCGGTAAGCGTAAGTTCGTTAAATTTAAGTTCAAGAATGTCGGTTTTTTCACGAACAATTTTGCTAATTAGTTTTGATATTTCGTTCTGTGCTGGACGAGAAACCTGTTCTTTAAATGTACGATCTTGTGCCAGTGCGTTAGCAATTGACCCAGAATCTCCCCCACCTAATTTAGACAATGGCACTTGATGGGCTACTAAAATATCATTTCTATTTTGAAGTCTGTATTCTTTAAAAGATCCTTCTTGAACGCCATTTTCAATTGGCTTCATGTCAAACTCAACCTTACTATTTTCAGTATCTCCTGGAAGCGGAATATACAAAGTTCTGTGAGACTGACCCTTTAATCCAGTTTGTAAAAATCTAAACATTTTGTCTTCTGCATCTGCACTTAACTTAGCACCTTTAAGTGTAATGATGTATCTTGGCACTGCCTTGTTTTCAAAATAATCAATATTGTAGTTTGATGCAAGTTGATCACCAATAAGTGAAGAGAGGGCTGAAATAATATCTGGAACTCCATAATAAGTATTTAATGGAGAGTATTGTTTAAAATGAATAACCTCATTTGGTCTCGTATCTGTTGTTACAGGATTTTGATTCTTTGCCCCAAAATTTCTAAAGTATGTAACTGATGGCTGAATAATCTGAACATATCCGTCATTTAATCTGCGAACACGCATTGTTGTTGATGGAATATGACCAATGTAACCAATCTCTCCTGTTACTTTACGACCAATTTCCATGTATCCATTTCCAGTTGCCTGTACATCTACATAAATTTTTTCCATAATTTTTGTAAAACTGTCGTCATCGTTAAGGTTTTCTAACCAATCACGCATTTCAATTTTTGCTCTTTCAATTCTTTTACGAGCACGACCAAGAGAATTTTCATCTTCAACATTTTCAAGTTTTAGCATGGTACGTGAAGAAACAACAAAATCATAACCAAGACCAACAACATTCTCTACTTTAGCGTCAATCGCAGCATGGTTTGCAAAAGATGTATCGTAAAAGTTTGCCAATTCATAAAGGTTGTAAGGAGGTGTAATTACATCAAAAAGTCCATAACCATTTCTAACTGCTGTTCCTGGATTTATGGCTTTTGATTTTGTATTATCTGTACCAGACTGAACTGCATTTGCGCTATCTAAATATGCGGAAGTTGGATCTACTGCCTTGCCAAGAGTACGAGCAGTGCGCCTTTTAAAATTTTGATCAAGATTGTTTAAATTTTTAATAAAATCCCAGTTTTTATTAAAAGGATCGTTCTTTTTAAATTCATCCTCTTTGTCTGCAAGATTATCAATACTTGCTCCAAGATAGTACTCTTCTTCATCAATCATCGGAACCATGCTCCTTTATTGTTTGCTGTGCTGCATGAACTGCGCCCAAATCATTCATATTAGGAATGAGTCCTTCTTTCATTCTGGCAATCTGCTCAGAGTATTCCATCTCACTTACACGGTTTACACCAGGATGAAAAACTGGTTTTCCTTCTGGCTGACCCCAATATTCTGCTGCTTTGCGTAATTCCATGATTTTTTCAAGATCACCTTTACGTGCAGGAATGTTTAAAAGGTTTCCGTGACCATCTCCAAAGACCTTGCCATTAGGTTTTTCCCAGAAATACAAACCCCAGTCATAGTTTTTTTCAATAAGTTTGATCTTGGACTTACCAACTTCTCCTGGTTTTTTCTCTCTCATAACCATTAGTATACCATATTATGCTACAGTTGATATAGAACTTTGCCAAGTGGCGTCTTTAAATACCTTCAAATAGTCAGTCTCCATATAAATACCTTCATTGTCATCTACAATAATTTTATTTGTGCCAACGTAATTCTTATAAACCTCTGCAGGATTAACAATATACCTGCTGTCCCTACTCTTAACTAAAACGTTATCCCAATTTGAATCGTCCCAATAGTTCCAATTTTGATCGTTTATTTCTCCCCACGTTCTAAACAAAATCTGTTGTTCAAGTTGTGAATTGGTTCCTTTATAAAAAGATATGTTATTAAAAGTCATTAGATGTTTTAAATTTATTTTTCCATTGTAAGAATTTAAATTAAGGTTAACTGGAAAAGACATACCTAAAACTGCCCATCTTTGAATTGACATAGTTGGCTCTGCCACATAAAGTCCATCTAAATAATAATACAATTCTGTAAATGGTAGGCCATCAGATTTTGTTTTAGCAGAAATAGTTGCTCTGTCTGCATTCAACGAGTTGGCTTGAATATAAAATTCTATTGTATCGTTTGCATACTCTATTTCAAATATTAAAACTGGATCTTCAGGAAATGCCCATAAATCTGACCTAATAAACATTTGAATAGCACTTAAAGAATACTTAAGGTCTAAGCCTGGATTAATGTCAATACTGAATCCACGACTTAAATTGTTTAGTCCGTCTCTTAATTCAATCCCGCTTTTTCTTGTAAGATATAAATATGGAACACTCTCTTTGTCAATAACATATGGATTTACTCCTTTGTAATCAGCAACACCACTTGCCAATTTGTATGGAATTAAATCTATTCCATATCTACTTGTTACTGGATTTGAATCATTTGCATTTAAACTTTTTGCTGCAAACTCTATTTTTCTTAAAGAAAGTTTATTATGTAATATACCAAACACTTTAAACCTAATGGAGTAAACCATTGATATAGTGTTAAAATCAATATTTTTTGATGGATAAATTAAATAATTATCAACAATTTCAAACCTTTCAGTTTGCCAATCCGCTTCAGTATTTAAATTTAATATTCTTTTTTTAATTGCTGGGTTTGTTGTTGCATAGTCTGAGTCTGTCTGCGTAATGCCTTGAGAAATATCTTGAAAAGTAACATATACTCTTACGTTTGAATCGTTAGTATTTAATGAATCGGAATTGTCTACCCAATAGGTGTCTCCCTCTTCTTTTACTTCAGATGGTGCTGGATAGTCAATATTAAACTGAATAAAATCAATATCTGTTATAGTTTCTTCGTCTTCATCTAAAACATCTTTTGCAAGTACTGATAGTGGAATATAATCTTCCCAATAACCAAAAACTGAAATATCAATAAAAAACTTTCCATAATCTTCAAAAGAAAATAAGGTATAACTAGAAACATGATTAATGGTAGAGTTTGCAAAATTAAAAGTTCCATCATCGTAGAAGTATGAGTCTAGCGTAAAAGATGTATGCTTATATGTATTAATTCCAACATTATATATATTTCCAGTAAACATATTTTCTTTATTTGGTTGGCTTCCAATATATAGTTTTAATGATCCTGGATTTGCAAAAAATTGAGCAAGCCCACCTGTTGTATTGTTTGCAATTAATTTTGAAATTTGAATTCCGGCAGTAAAAGTTGTAACGGGACAAGTATGCGATCTAATCGTAGTTGAAACTCCAGCATAAGTAAAAACATAATTTAGTAGAGTAGATTCTTTTTTAATGGCAAAACTGTTTACTCCGTCTGTTATGTACAAGAACATAGCATTTTGATTTTCTTCTAATTTAAATGTTCCAACAATAGAATCTATAGTGTTTGAAATAAACGAAAGATTTTCAAAATATATATAAGAATTTGTGTCCCAGGTTCCGGATGGTTTCAAACTAAAAAATTTTGACCCTGTGGTTTGAATCAATTTATTAGCAGCCTCTAGTTCAGTTATAGTTTTATTTTCAGGTAGAACAAAGTTAGGCAATTGATAGTCTGGGGTTTTAAGTGTTGATATTCCAGGAATCAAATTATCCTCAATTCCAGAATCCCAAGACCTTGTAGTTGGATATGTAACGTTATTGCTATATCCTGCAAATGGATAGTCTATTTCTACTGTTGATCCACCATAATAATTATCTATAATTTCTGGTGTTGTTGGTATACCCTGACCTAAAATATAATGAACTTTTGCTGCATTTGTTGAAATAGAATATGGATATAAAGAAATACAATCAATCTTAATTTGATCCACATATGTTTCATATGCATAGAAAGCAATCCAGTCATTACTTTCGGTTGTGTGTATTTCATCATATTGTGAAGGAAGATTCATTAACAATGTATCAAATATTAATGATCCAACCTCTTCACCATTAACTAAAAGAATTGCCTTATTTTTAATAAGTTTAATATGAATAAGCATTGGTCTATACCATTCGCCAACAAAATGTGAAATAAAATTTCCATCAATTGCCAAAGTTAAAAAACAATCTTTTACATATAGACCATCTGTTGATCCTATTGGTCCCAAAATTCTTTTTGCATCTGATGTATTTACATCTGCCTGCAACCAAACCTCTAAAGTATAATCATTGTGTCTACCAGATTCATTTAAAAATCCATAGCCTGGAAAAATAAAAGATGGTTGAGTATTTGTAATTAAATCTGCTTCATCTACAAAATAATTTATATCTGTCCAAGAGTCTTCTGTATTTTTCCAATAAGACCAACTTTCTTCAGCAACCTGTTCCCAAGTTCTATAATCAATTATTTCTGAGTGTGGGATTAACTGAACTGCTCTGTCTGATCCATAAACAAGCGGTACACCAAAATTTTTACCAGCCAAAGAATTGTTGTCAACAACATAATATCCGCTATTTGCATTAAGACCATAAGCATTTGCTTCAACTACTCCATCTAAAGATAAATTAATAGTTGCTGGACTTGAAAGTTTTGTTTGACCTAATGATGTTGCATTAAACTCTTCACTGTGTTGACCTGCAGTAATCCCATTAAAATGAATATTATAATCTGCAATAGTTGCTCCTCCTGGAGAGGAAACAACTTTTATAACAAATTTAAATTCTTTGTCAAGGTCTGGAAAAGTAAATGTTGCTGAAATTGGAGTCCAAACTTCTGATTCAATAATTGTAAAATCTTTAAACTGTGATCCTCCATCATACTCATAACCAATAGATATTGAAACAATGTTTGCACTTGCTGTATAGTAGTATGTGCTTAAAGCAAAAGTTTGTAGTGTAGGATTTAAAGATTGAAAATTTACCAAGTTTGGACTTTTTATATAGTATGTTGTATTTGTACTAGAAGGAAGCGTTGATCTAAAAACTTTGCGATAACTATCTGGAAATGGTTGAACTTGGTTTTCTCCATTAAAAACTGGAGTTGATCCAGCAATAACTGTCCCACCTGTTAATGTCCAGTTGGTGGCATTACTAATATCCCTTTGTGCTTCTGATATTAAAGAGATATAGTCTGCTGAATCATCTAATGGCCAAATTGCAAGCGGATGCTCGGCAAAAATTTTTTCGGCATATAAATTAGAAGGAGTATTCATTATTACTCTATTTTACCACACTAAGGCTTAATTTTAGTTGCTAGTTTCTAATTTTATTTCACAGTAATCTGTTGTGCAATACATTTCTCCAACGGAATCAAGATTCTCAATACCGTCATAAATTGCATCAAAGTTAATATGAGCAACCTTTCCAACATAACCATCGTACTCTTCTTTAGTGATTTGTGTGTATGGCTGTTGTGGATAAGTGTGATTTCCCATTGGAAGGAAAGAAACTGCTTTCAATTGACCCTCGTACATATGAAGTGCTGGAGCAATATGTTTTGTTTCTGTTTCTTTGTCAAAAGATAAAGTCACAGACACTCCATTATCTGACCAATATTTTTGTGTAGTTGCAGCAAGACCAATCTTTTCAAACAAACTTACATCTTTCTCTGATCTTGGATGTCCTGAAGATACTGGGAAATATACTACACTAGTATTTGCTGATACTAAATCATCTTCAATTTTATACCCTGCCGCTTTAAATAAATGTAGCATTGGATCTGTATTTCCAAAACGAATTGCACGTAAGAAATATTCTCCACCAACAGACCAGTGAACTCCTGGAGATGCTCCAGAAAGTAATGAAACTGATCCTGAAGGTTTTACTGTAGTTACACGAATTGATTCACGAACACATAGCCATTCTGAATACTGCTTGTCGTAGTGACGAATCTTATTGTATCCTTCGTCCATCCATTCTCTGGTTGTTGGCATTCCATTAATATCGGTAAATGATGCAATACCAGTTAATGATGTTCCAATTCTACGGTTTCTTTGCATGATACCGTTTGTAATTTGCCAGTGTGTTGGAAGTAGAGTTACAGTTTTTCCATAAAGATATGCAAATTTTAAGGTACGCATAAAATCTTCTTTGTCTGTATGACGATTTAAGTGAACCTCAACTAATGTGCATAACTCATAAGATTCTAGTGGTTGTTCTGCACAAGGATTAAAACCCATAACACGATAGTCTTTTCCATCTGCTGGATCTGCTAGTCTTCCATAATTTCTTGCAACATCAAGCCAAATAAAACCAGGCTCTCCATTATCTGCAATCAAATCTACATAATCTTCATAATGAGTTCCAACTTCAGCAGAGATAGAGTTATTACTCATCCATGCCCATCCTGGATTTTCTGAATCAAATGAGTTACGATCTGGAAATAGTTCTGAATTCTTAAGATTAATAAAGTCTTTATCGTTTGGATTTCCAAGAGCAAGTGTTGCAGATCTACGAACATTGCCAGAAACAACACAAGTTCCAATAAGATTTACAATATCTACAATTGCTCTAGAATCTAACTTCTCTCCTGCTCTAGAACCAATTACTTTACGGATCATTGTATGTAGATCCATTAATGGTTTTGGACCGCTAGCAACCCCACCAAAGCCCTTAATTGGGGCTCCTAGAGGACGGATTAAGTCATAGTTAAATTCTTGAATTGGTTGGTTTGCTCTTAAAAATGAATTAAGCAAAAGTCTAACAGATTCTACCCATCCTTCACGAGTATCTGGAATTTCATATACAGATGCTGGTTCTGTTGGTGCATAGATGGATAGATCTTTTTCTTGACCTACCGTGTCAAATCCAACTCCAATACCAAGCATTAATGCATCCATAACCCAAGCAAATAAAGATCCTGGATCGTTACGATCAATGTCTCTTGTTGAAACCATTGCACAGTTTTGAAGAGATGCAGAATTTTTTCTTTCCATTGTCATTGGGGTACCAAAAGCCCAAAGACCTCTTCCTGGAGGTGTCCACTTAAGATTAAACATACGGTCATATGCTTCTTGTGCTGATTTTTGTGCTTTATAGTCGTTCCAAGGCAGTCTGTTTTCTTTTGCATGGTTCTTCTGTACTGAATACATACCCTCGATTACTCTTTTACAAACCTCATACCATCTTTCCTTAGTGCCATCATCTTTTACACGGGAGTAAGTACGAACAAAAGTAATCTCTCCTAATGAGTTTCCACCTGCATCTTTGAACCCAAATGGTGGTTCAATCTCTATATATTTGTTTACAAAATCATCAGAAAAACGAAAAGAAAATATGTCAGACATAATACTCCTTAAATTTAATTATATGTTTTATTATAGCAGAGTTTTTATTTTTTAACAACTCTCAATGTTTAGAATAGGTAGAGATTTTATTTTTATAAAACTATTTATAATTTTTTTTATGCCAATAAAATTTTTTATATCCACCAATAAATAAACTTCTAATTTTTTTTCTTTGTTTAACTATAATATTAAAATCAAAATCTTTATTAAACTCTGCAACCCAATCATCTCTTTTAAATGGAAATACTTGAACTAATGGAGTACCTTTTTTAATTGTCCCTTTAAATCCCTTATCTACAAAAAATGAAAATAAGCCATCTGACATATAACTATCCGTATCAATAATTGCAGAAACTGCATGCATTGGAATGTAGTCTTGATGTTGTGGCTCCATAAATAAACAACTATATCCTTTTTCTGTTTGTACTACCCAAGCCATATTAACTCTAAATAAATACTCTGTAAAAAAATTATGATTAAATGGATAATGAGATATCTGTTTCATGTCGTGAGAACCAATAATAGGAGTATTTAATTTTTTATAATCTTCTGATATGTTAAAAATTTTATTATTTTCAGTCGTATCAATTTCTATATCTACTGGACATAACAATAAATATCCACCAGTTATTATATCAAAAATTGCTTGACAACCTTTTATTGTTGTTACATCAATTGGTTGATTTTCTTGTACAATATAACTAGGTTGGTCTTTATACCATTTCGGAATATTTTTTGACATTGGTATTGGTGCTGGAAAAACATCAATCATTTTTGAATATAAGTAATTAAATGATATTTTTTTGCTTTCTTCCATAAATAAATTATAGCATTAGTCTGGTCGGTCAAATACAAGCATATTTTCAGTAAAGAAGTTATCATAAGGTTCACAGTTAATAGATATTTTATCCATTTGAACTTCTACATTTTCAACTGCTGTAATAGGTACCCATGTTCCTTCTCTATAGTGATAAACTTCATAAGTAGTGTCTATATATGATGATTGCAAAAATTGTGTAACTCCATCTTTTTTAACTAGAACATAGTGTGCAGGTGTATACAATACTCCATTAATATAAATAAAACTTTCAGCAGTTCCTGGAATTACAGACATAACAGTTGTTTCAACAACACGATCATTTGTTAAATCTATGTCAGAAGATGTCCATTCTGTCCAATTTGTTGTTGTTGTATCTCCACCTAAATCCATTGCATATACAACATCTCCAACAACTAAATCTTCAATAAATTTAGTGCCTGTTGGCGTTAATATTTTTGTTTGAACTGCAATTGAATCTCCCCAAGTGTGAAATCCAAAACCGTAAGCACCGAAAGCACCGAAGGCACCGAAAGCACCGAAGGCACCGAAAGCACCGAAGGCACCGAAGGCACCGAAGGCACCGAAAGCACCGAAGGCACCGAAGGCACCAAATGGTGTAAAAGCAAATGCTGAAGGTGTTGTTACTGTATTAGAGTTTTCTGAGTTTGCTGAATTTCCATTAGCATTTGTTGAATATACATAATAATATTGCGATGTACCAGCAGTTTCTGCAACTAATTTAGTTATAACTGCTGCTCCAACAGCATATGTTGGCCCATCAGAAGAAACTACTGTATTCCCAGTAATTGCACTTCCACCATTGGCATTAATTGTCCAGTTAACTGTATCTCCTTGTGGAGCATCTCCATATGTTGTAGTGGTTCCAATTGTTGGTGCTTGAGGTACTGTTGTAGCAGTAATTGAATTTGATGCACTTGATGCAGCAGATGATCCATAAGCACTATTTGCTACTACCGTAAATGTATATGCTGTGTTTGATTGAAGTCCAGTAACTGTAATTGGAGAGGTTGCTGATGTTCCAGTAAAAGATCCTGGAGATGATGTAGCAGTATATCCACTTACTACAGCAGTGTTTCCTGAAGTTGCAGGAGTAAAGGTAACAGTTGCAGCACCATTATTATATGCCCGTGCAGTTCCGACATCTGTTGCTGTTCCTATTGTTGGTGCATTTGGAACAATAAAGTTATCCTGTGCTGCTGCTTTAATACCCTTTTTTCTACCTGCTGCCATGATGTCCTCTTCCTTTTAATTTATTATGCTGACAAATCTCCCATTACAACCCAAGTGTTTTCTGCTCTTTTGAAAAGAGTAGCAGATGACCATTGTGTACGTAACTTTAATCCAGGAGTACTGTTTACTGTTACTCCTACTGCTCCAGCAATTGTTACTTGTCCCGCTCCAACTTGAAGTACATCAATAGAAGTTCCTACTGGAAACGGTGTTGTTGAGTTTGTTGGAATTGTTAAAGTTGTTCCACTACCAGAGTTAATTTCAATAAGGTTATCTCTAAGAGATACTCCTCCTGTTGATAAGTTATAAGATGCGCTTTGAGCAGAAATTGTTGTTCGTGATGGAACACCTTCTTTTGTTTGTGTACCGTCGGTAAAAATAAATCCACCAGCAGTTGTGCTAAGAACGGCAGTTCCATTAACCTTTAAATCTTTTCCTGAAGCAAGGTTGATATTTTCGGAAGATGTCCAAGAATCTGTAGCATCTACCCAGTTAAAGGTTTTGTCTGTTGCGCCTTTAAGTGTTATACCTCCGCCATCAGCAGTAGTATCGGTAGGAATTGCAACATCACCAAGAACAATATTCTTATCATCAACAGAAAGTTCTGTTGAGTTGATAGTTGTGGTTGTTCCATTTACTGTTAGATCCCCTGAAAGTGTAAGGCTTGTTCCAGATATTGCGCCTGTAAATGTTGCTCCTGAAAGAGCAGCCTTTGCATCAATTTGTGTTTGAATCGCTGAAGTTACTCCATCAACATATCCAATTTCTGTTGAAGATACGGTTGAAGAGATACCAAGTTTTGTCCAATCAATTGCTGCAGATGCGTTAATATCAGCATCAACAATTGTTCCATCAAGAATTTTTGCAGAAGTAACTGCACCATCTGCTAAATCTCCAACAAGAATTGTTCCATCAAGAATCATTGCAGATGTAACAGTTCCTGAAGGAAGAGTTACTGTTCCTGTGAATGTAGGAGAGGCTAGTGGTGCTTTAGCATCTAACTGTGTTTGAATAGCAGAGGTAACTCCATCAACATATCCAATTTCAGTTGAAGTTACGGTTCCAATTGAAGTATTTGTAGGAAGAACAACATCTCCAGTAAATGTCTTTGCTCCTCCAAGTGTTTGTGTACCTGATTTAAGCACGATGTCTGATGTATCTGAAATACCATGAACATTTGTTGTGTCTTGTTCATGAGAGGTAACATCTGCTACTAGTGCAAATGTTCCTGTTGCATCTGGAATCATTATTGTACGATCTGCTGTAGGATCTGTTGCTGCTATAGTGGTTTCAAAACCATCTGCTGTAGTACCTTCAAAAACTATTGCTTGAGAGAAAACTCCGGTATTAGTTATGTCTGATAAGTTTCCTGTTGTAATAACTGTTCCTGTTGCATCTGGAAGGGTAATAGTCCGGTCTGCGGTAGGATCTGTTATTGCTAAGGTGGTTTCAAAAGCATCTGCTGTAGCGCCTTCAAAAAGAAGTGAAGTGGTAAAAGTTTGTCCTGATGCTACTGCATTATCAACATATCCTTTATTTGCTAGATCTCCACTTAATGTTGGTGCTGCTGCGTTAACAATTTTATAAGTATTATCTAAATCAATATTTCCAGTCATTTGACCGCCTGCTTTTGCTAAACGAAGCAGTACGTCTGACTGCATTGCAACTGTACCAGTTGTGTCAGGGAAAGTAATTGTACGATCTGCTGTGGGGTCTGTTACTGTTAAGGTAGTTTCAAAAGCGTCTGCTGTAGCACCTTCAAAAACAAGTCCTGTTGTAGCATTAATTGTTGTGCTGTTAATAGTAGTAGTTGTACCACTTACTGTTAAATCTCCTGATACTGTAACATTTCCACTACCGTCGGCCAAAACGACTGTACCTGTTGCGTCTGGAAGAGTGATTGTCCGATCTGCTGTAGGGTCTACTACTGCTAGGGTAGTTTCAAAAGCATTTGCTGTAGCACCTTCAAATTTAATGTTTGAGCCAAATTGGGGGTTTGTTGTGCTGTCTGCGTCCATGAAGTAATCAAGGCTTAGCCAGTGGTTGGTGCCATCACCAATTTTAAATTTATTAGTATCTGACTCGTAACCGATTTCTCCGGCTGCAAGAATTGGGCCATTGCCACTATTGGTTGATATCCATTGGGCTGCAGTGCCTCGTCTCTGTTGCATTCTTGTTGCCATAATTTAATCCCCCTAGATTTTATTCTTTCTTT